TGCTCATTACGAAGAATACGTCGAGATTGGAAAAATTGTCGACGCTGAAGGCCGAGGCCTGACAGAAATGGAGCAAGAACGCTCTGATAAATTGGCTGGCTTGATTGAAGAAATCGACCAGAAGATTAAGCACAAATTGCGGGAGCAGGAAATGGTTGCTCGCATGGCTCAATCTGGTTCATCTTCAAACAGTGAAGCCAAAGAAATTTCTGCAATCAATTATCGGTTCAGCTTGTCCCGTGCAATCAATCAGATTCGCATGAATGACAAATTGGAAGGTGCTGAGGCAGAATGGACACAGCAAGCACACCGTGAAATGCGGTCACAAGGTTTGCAGCCAAACGGCATGGTCGGTATCCCAACCATCGCAATGCGTGCTGGTGCTGCCGACAATTTCCAAGCCACAGCAACTGGTGATGGCTCTGGTTTTGTTGCCACTGACGTACCAGCAGCAATTGAAGCACTTCGCGCCCCAACTGTTATTGAAACTTTGGGTACGAATGTCATTAACGCTACTGGTAACTTGAAGTTCCCACGAGTCAGCGTGAAAGGTACGGTTACTGAAGAGGGCGAAGTTGATACAAACGCAGCAGCTGGGTTGGAGTTGGACGAGGTGAACATGACTCCGCAACGTGTTTCAACCACAACCAAATACAGCCAGCAATTGATTTTGCAAGGCGGCCCAGAGGTTGACCGTTTGATTGCTTCAGATTTAAATAAGGATATGGTCGAGCACATTGACCGCCAAGCGTTTTTGGCCATTCTTGGAGCGAGTGGAGTTGATGACCAAAGCACGTCAGGAGCAACCGACACCGACTTTACAGCCAGTGTTGCCAATGCCATGGAAGCGGCCGTTTTGGCAGCAGGAGGCGATTTGGGGGGTTGTACTTATGTAATGAGTCCAACCAGTTACCGTTTGTCCAAGCAACTGGCTCAAGTGAGCAGTGTGTCGGCTTTGTTTGAAAATGGTTTGTTCAATGGTTACAAGCCAGTTGCAACAAAGCACCTTGCTGATGAAACCTCTGGTACAGTTGGTCAAATGATTTTCGGTAATTTCCGACAAGGTTTGCTGTTGGCATATTTCTCAGGTGTCGACTTGTTGGTTGACCCGTACACAAGTGCCAGCACTGCTCAAATCATTTTGCACTTGAACCGTTATTATGATGTCGCTGTACGTCAGGCTGGCGCGTTCTCAATTGCAACAGATTTGAAAGCTGCTTCGTAAGAACAGTTTGGTTTATGGTTAAAATGAAAGGGGGCTCAGTGCCCCCTTTTTATTTTGTGTTTGCTTGTTCCAGCACTTGGATGGGAACCAGCATGACCGCGCCGATGTATTTGCGCCAATGGTTTGGTATTTGCCTTTCATCAGGATTCACACATTGAACAACAACAGCCGAACCTTTGATTTCAATAACAGCAACTTTTTTTGTTGGAGAGTATCCAAGGGACAAAATCGCCCCGACTTTTACAACGCTCATTTGAACAGTTTTAAATGGTTAATATTAACCGTAAACCTCATCACCTTATTGGGTGATGAAGTCCACAGCATTCATGGCTTGTTGAGCAGCGCTCAGGGCAAGCTTGGAATCGTTTTCAAGTTTTGCAATCCAGCCATTCACATACGCTTGGCTGTTATCATCGTCACATTCAATGCCAGTGATGGCCACCAAGAATTGAGAACCAATTTCAGCAACCAATTCCTCTTTGGCATAACGCTCAGTTCCAAATCCATCACACTTGGCAACGCCAGCCCGATTTAAACAATCAGCATGGCCAGTTGAGTGTACCAACTCATGGAATAAGGTCGCATAATAAGCATCAGCAGATTTGAAGCTTTCAAACTTTGGCATGTGTACAGCGTGTTGGCTTGGGATGTAACAAGCCTTTGAACCGCCATGGGTCAAGGTTGGGCGTTTGTCATTTGGGTAATTGTTGAAGATGGCTTCAGCCGCTTCAATTGGTGTATCAGTGTTCTCAGGGTGTTCAACCTTGGGGAACTTTGGTTCAATACCCTCACATTCAGCAATGTTAAATACGTTGAACCACTTTGCAGAAAAACGCTTTTCACAATCAGCAGGGTTCAAGCCAGCTTTTTTCAATGCCTCTTCATTTGGAAACCACTTACCATCTTTGGTGACAAATGACACAGACCAGTAAATTACAAATTCACTTTTTGCGCCTTTCTTGACATTGCCACCCTTGTCAGTACATTGCTTATACGTCAGCCATTCATTGTGTTCAAATCCACGCTCATGGCATGAAGCCGACAACAGCAATACATTAACACCTCGGTAAGCCTTGCCAGTGGCGTTATTGATTGGCATTCCGATGCCGTTGGCAGTCCATGGTCGAAACCACTTCAAACCATCCTTTTTTAATCCCTCAACAATTTTGTTGGTTACACGCTCGTAAACGTTTTGTTTCGCTTGCTTAGTCATTTTGTAGTGTTTTAGTGTTTGACTTGAGGCCAAAGATATATATATAACTCTTAAAAAAACAAGTGTGAGTGAATTTTTTTTTGAGAAATGAAAAAGGGGATGCAGTCAAACCACATCCCCCGTCGTCAAACAAACCACTGTATTTACAGTGGCAAACACTGCGTTTGTGCATCCATGAGCATTTTAAAACGCTCGTCCAATTCTTGAATTTGGTTTTGCAATTGCTCAGCCAATTCATCGCGCTTTGCTCGCGCCGCACGCATGGATTTTAAAGCTTTGCCGTAAGCTTCAGCATCAGCACGCTTGGCAAAAACCTTGTCAGTATGAATGTCTTTTTGATTGGCCTCAATTGTTCCACACCATGCATCTGCTTTGTTTACTTTCCACAATTTGACTTTGAACAACCCATGAAGGGTCTGCCAGTGAATTTCAGTGTGCCACGCTTCCCGTGAATGCCAGCCAATGTGTTTTTTATCCACAGTGGTTATGTCAGCAAAATGGCTTGCGTTTTTGACCTCTTGAAAGAGGTGATACTGTCGGGTCATGACATGTGCAATCGTATCCAGCACGCATTCCAATTTTGTCCAACCCAAACCAACCAGCGTGTCGCCCTCTGGCAGTTTGTAATATGAAGCCCAATCGCCTCTGCATGACCGCAGTGTGATATTGACCAAAATAAATTTCGCATCGTCGCTCAAATCAGGAAGGTGTTTGTCCAATTTTTGATAATCAAACCGACGCTCAATTGAGCCGTCATTCAGTTTGTAATTGGTTAAAAGGTTACCAGCAGTGATGCCAGCAAGGGGGTGTGTAGTGTTTTCCATTTGACAGTGGATTAAGTAAAAATTTTTGTTTGTCAGAAGTGACTTTGCAAAGGTATAAACGAAAAAAATTAACATCCAAATTTCATGTTGCTAAATGCGTTTTTTTACCAGTTGTGAGCAAAAACTTGAAATTCAGAATAAACCAGTTTTTCTGCCGTTTACAGTATTTCTGGTATTCGGCAAGGTGTATATACCTTTCTGTTCAGTTCTGAGTTTTCCTTACTACCACTCGTTAGTAGCTGGCCGAAAAAAAATTAAATTTTTTCAGATTATTTTTGGGGATGCTCATAAAATACACCAGTGAACCGACCCTATCTGAGGTCATTTCAGTCGACGATTTGAAGACCTTTTGTCGGGTCAGTGGCAGCACTGAAGACACTCTGTTTGACTCACTGAGGGCAGCAGCAATTGAGTATGTCGAAACAGCATGCAATATCAGAATCGGTCAAGTCAGCGCTGAGGGGTATCTGGACAAATTTGAACCAGCACGCTTTCCAGTCGGGCCAGTGGTTTCAATAACCAGCGTTCAGTATCTTGACCAGTCAAACACTTTGCAAACTCTGGCCACTTCAAAATATTATTTTGAGATTGACGGCAACGGAGGGCGAATCAATTTTTACAATTACCCCAGCCTTTACAGTTACGCTTTGAACCGCGTGAAAATCAATTTTACTGTTGGGCATGGGGTGGACGATGTTCCAGAGGCCATGGTTCAAGCCATCCGAATTTTGGTTGCTTCTCTTTATGAAAACCGACAAGCCGCTGTTGTGGGTAAGACAGTAAGTGCAGTACCTTACACCGTGGATTCGCTGTTGAACAAATATCGGTTGCTGACATGACAATTGGAGAAATGGACAGAGAGGTTGTTTTGAAGACCAAGACAACAACCAAGGATGACTGGAATTACGATACAGTGACATTCGTCACACTTGCCACTGTTTGGGCAAAAAAAATTGACCGTCTTGCTGGTGAACTCATTTCGGAAAATCAATTAATCAGCCGCAACAGAACTGATTGGATTATTCGGCATCGGACTGATGTGATTGCCGACATGGTTTTGGAATACAATTCTGAAACGTATGACATAACGGCAACCAAAGAAATTGGTCGGAGAGAGTTTTTGCTGATTCACACTGAACTGAGGGATAATGCTTAACGCAAAAATCCAACTCGACGAACGAGCCTCTGACCAACTTATTGCTGCGTTGCAAGAGTTGCCACTGGAATACCGTCAAAAGTTTTTACTGAAAGCACAAAAGAGCGCGCTGGCACCAGTTCAAAGAGCAGCGAGAACCATTGCAAAGGCCAAGACAGGCAGTGGGCCTTTGGCGCAAAGTATTAATACCGTAAAGGGTCGTTACATTAAAGCCACTGGAGGTGCGTACAGCGTTATTGAAAACAGAGATAAAAGGGTTAACCGAACCCGAAAGTTGGGCAAGTATATAATACCGCACGTTTCAAATTACGCAAAAATTGAACGCTTTATTTTGAACGGCACTCAATCCAATTTGAGGACAGCTGGCAAACGCACAAGAAAAGACAGTGCTGGTCAAATGAACGTTGTGACTGGCAATAAAAACGCCAGTGGCTTTGTTGTTCAGGGCAGTGGGGGTCAATGGATGAAAATTAAAAAAATCCGATACAAAGGAAACAACGGACACCCGTATTACGACATGGCTTTTACTGAACAAATGGCCACAGCTGAGAGTAAATTTGCTGCTGAGGTATTTGACAAATTAGCAGAATTTAAGCGCAAAAACGGATTCGGATGATTCACCATATAATAAACATTTTAAAATCAGATTCTGACGTCACATCTTATGTGGATGCTGATAATATTTTCCCTTTGGTAAGGTTGCAAGGGTCGACGATTCCAGCCATTGTAATTCAGTTGGTTGGTGTTGAGCCATTTGAAACCAAAGACCGACAAGTCGACACTGACATGTACAATGTGGAAATTACAAGCATGCATGAAAACCCAAAATCAGCTTGGCTCACATGCGTTGCAGTACGCGCAGCCTTGGATGACTTTGCTGGGAACGATGATGTTTACCAAATCAGAATGACCAACGCTGTTTCTGACGTCTTTGAAAGCACTGAGGTGTTTACAATTACGCAGAATTACGAGGTCATGATGTCAGAACGTTCAATATCCAACCCATGACAATCGGAATACATTTAACGGCGTGGAGACGGCCGACAATTACCGCAATTGCATTTACCAGTTTACAACGCATTTGTGCTGAGTTAAAAGAGCATGAAATCGACACGTTTGTCGTATGTGGAGTCAGTGACAAAAAGAGCAAAGGGCTGGCCAAAAAATTTGGCTTCATCCCTTTTGAATACCCAAATGAACCACTGGGCAGAAAGTTTGATTACACAATGCGAGAGGTGCTGAAGTACGATTGCGATTATGTAATGGAATACTGTTCTGATAATGTGATGGAATCACGGTTCGTTCCATTGTTGGTTGATGTAATTAAAAAGGGCATTCCATTTTGGGCAATGAACAGTTTTTATTTGATGGATTGGAAAACCAAAGAAGTCAGAATTTTTGAGAACAGTGGCTTCAGTAATGTTGGGCGTTTAACTCGTCGTTACTTGTTGGAAAAACTGTACAAAAAAACTGGCTTCGCATTTGAGCATAACTGGGGGCGGCGGCTGGATAAATGTTACAACGATTTGATGTGGAAACATTGTAAAATTCAACCAAGTTTCACTGAGTTAAAAACGCCAATAATTTTGGATTTAAAAAGTGAATACAGCCTGAATGGATTTCAGAAGTTTAAGGAAAAATCAGAAAGATTTCCTGCCGTACCTTTAA